GTTAATGCAATTAGTCCTTTTGCACCCCATACTTGTTTTGGTGATAAAACCAAATTGTATGGAAAAGGAGCACCAGCTGCTCTTAATTGTCTCATAGATCCAAAAACATGTGATAAAGCTAAAGAAGTTCCAGCACCACATTCTGTTTGTGAGAATGTTTTACCAAGTTCAACTAAGTCATCATCAAGTTTTGCAGCAACTGCATTACCTAATACAGCACCTACATTACCTGTTAAATCATCAGCATTACCCATAACTGCTAAATCACTTACATCTGCTCTAATAACATGCTCACTAATTGTACAATTTCTTGCAGCAGTTGTTACTGAAGTAACTGTAGTTTCATCAGCACCATCTCCTGGTGTTCCAACATCACTTGTTGCAAGTTTTGTATAATCAGGAAATCCAACTGTTATAGCACCCTTTACTGCTTGTTTTGTTGTTACTAAAGGTAGCATTACATTAGCATGATTAAATGCAATAACTGCATCTCCTATAATCTTGCCTAATCCACCTGCAGCAACACCTGTATCTGTTTCAGCCATTTGATTGACCCTCCATATCTATCTTTCAACTGCTTATTTAAGCCTTCATTTTGATAGATTTATTTATTTTTTTGCTTGTTCATAAGGTTTTTTTAAAGTTCCTTTACCAAAGCCACCAAAGTAACCAATAGATTTAGATATAGGTTTGCCATCAGCATGGTTATTTGTCCTTGTTTCCATTTCATCAATGTATTCATCAAAGGTCATCTTACCATTCTTATATCTGACATCTACATCACCATCTTTCTTAGGCTTAAGCTCCATATCACCTTTAGGATCATAATCAACTCCTGCTAAAACACTATGATTTTGTTTAGTAGCCAATTTTAATATCAGTTCCTTTAATTGTGCTGTTAGCTTCTTGATAACCTTTTGGATCTTTCTGTGCCCATTCAGCATAGGAAGAATATCCACCCATTTCACCTGCTTTACCAGTAGTGGCTCTTGCAGATGAAGTAGAAGGTGCAGAAACATTAACAACCTTACTTACATACTTTTCTAATTTATCTAAACTCAAACCTTCTGCAATAGATTTATCATCATCTTCAGTTAGCTTACCCATTAATGATTCTCTTTTGCTGGTTTGGTAAGTATTCCATTGCTCTGCTTGAACTTTAAAATCATCTCTTTCTTTTTTAACAATATCAAGAGCTTCTTTTAGTTTACCATCTTCTATCATTTTAGCTTCTTCTTGTTGTTTAGAAGTTTGATTCATTTTATCAATCTGAGCCTGTAATTTACCAACTTGACCAGCCAAATCATTCTTAGCTTGATTTACCTCTGCAAATCTATCATAGGGAACATTTTTTGTATCAGCTTGAGTGCTGTTGTTATTATCCTGAGTATCTTCAGTTGTTTGAGTAACATTATTTTCTTCTGACATTTTTTACCTCTGTTTGTTGAGTTTTAGTTGAAAATTCTTATTTATAATATAACTTACTAAATCTTTTATACAATTATTATTTTCTACCAATCTTGTATGTGGTAGTTTTATTAGGTCCTAATTTCTTCTTTATATAGCCATGTGCTTCTTTAGATAGATAACTAATAACACCATCAGGCATAGGTTGTGATTTGGTAGTTAAAACTCTACCCATCTTCTTTAATGCTTCTACTCTTGCACCTAATGTAGCCCACCCTATTTGAAATCCATTCCTCATTGTTTTAATTAAACTATAATCATTTAGTAATTGTTGTGTTAATACTGGTGCTTTACTATTAGCATAATCAGATGCTTGTAATTTAAATTTGTTTGCTCTTTTTCTTTCACCATATGATTTACTATATGCTTTAAATGGTTTACCAAATACATCTTTAGCATCTTCAAAGATATGATCCCTATATCTATCTCTAACATTAGGTCCTATCTTTATAAAAAACATTTTATCAAGCATCACCTAACCTCTTTTCTGCTTGTTCTTGTTCATTAAATCCTAATCCCTCAGATGAAGCTATTTCCCATTTGTGTCTGCAATTAAATCCTCCACCATCTAATAATACACCATCACCAAATCTTGATCTTATTTCTTCTAATGTTAATGGTCCAGCAGATGCCATTTGTAAACATTCATCTCTTGTTTTTTCATCTACTGGTCCTATGTAAACATATTTAGTTGTTTCAGGTGCTATATCCATCATTTGATTAGTAACTTGTCTTGAATAAGTATTGAGTGTTGTATTAACTAATGTTTGCATTTGTGCATTAGATATACTTGCATTTGTTACATTTTCTAAGATCTGTGTTGTAGATAGTCCTGTTTGTAATCCTTTAATTACTTCTGTCCTAATACTACCTGATATTGTTCTTATTATTGCATTATCAAATAATTGTTCATTAAGTGATGCAAAGGTAGATAATGCTCTTGGATTTATATCTGCAAAGCCTATGGTAGATTCTAACACACCTCTGTGTGCATTAGCATATATAGATGTGGCTTTTTGTAGTTTGTTTTTAAGTGTTCCTTCAACATCAATAGATAATAAAGTATTAGCAAACTCTGTTATATCACCTATTTCTTCACCTATAAGATATAATGAAGCAATAAGTTCTGCTTTAGCCTTATCAATTAGATTAGCTATGTTATCAGCAGCTAAATCTATATCTTTTTGATTAGCCATTACTCAACTGGTCTTTGTAGTGCCTGTAATAATGCACTCTCAGGTGCTTCTTCTTTTTCTTCTACTTTGTTTCTTATCTCTAATTCAGCTTCTGCTTCTTCTCTTGTTAAATCAGGATTCTTTTGCATTAGTATATCTGCTAAATCAATAAGTCCTTTAGATAATTCCCATTCCCATTTATCTCTTTGCTCTTGATCATTTAATACTTCTACTGATTCACTAAAATCTACATCTTCTAAATCACCAGCATCTTTACCATCTTCTACTGCTATAATTCTTCTTTCAAGTTCAAATAGTTTAAACTCAACTTCTCTCCACCTTGTAACATCAGATTTCCTATCATCTGTTAGTTCAGTATTCCTTAGTTTTAAAGCTACACCTGAAGCAGCAGTAGTTCCTTCAACAAAAGAAATAGGGAGATGGTAGTTCTGAGCCAACATCTTATAACTGCTTTGTATAGAAGAATCAAGTGCTGGTACTGCATTGGGAGGAGATACTATGCTGATACTACCATCTACACCTAAATAATTAATTTTGTCTTGACCAACAGAAATTTTATCTTGTGAATCTATACCTGCTCCATTAACAAACAGATAACCAAATGATTGAAACATTATATTAGCATTTTTATTAGTTTCTGCTACATTAATAGCTAAGTTAGTTTGAATTAAATCTGTTGAAGCATTAGTATCTAAGTAATCTGTTTCAGGCTTACCATCTCTAAAGCATTCTACAAAAGGTAATACACCATAAGGATTAACCATATCAGGATTATCATCATGTGTATACATCTTTCCATTCTTATCAAATATAAAATGATTCTCAGAATCCCAATATGCAAATTGTTCAGGAGTAGTATCCAATACCTCTGCTTTTTGAGCAATAGGATAAACAATAGCATGAGGATTAAGTGGATCAGTATCAAAGATTGGTTCATAATCCATAATAATATCATATTCTATACATTCACTTCCATCATCTTTAATTCTCCAGCAAGGCTTGATTAATACACCATCAAGTAGGTTAGTCATTCTTTCTAATCTTTGTAGTTTGTGGTCTTTACCACTAAAGTAATCAGTAACATCTTCTTTAGTATAGGTTCTAATAGGTGCTTCCATATATACAAGTGATATTCTGTTTATAATTCTTTTAGTAATATTAACATTACCAATAGGAACTTTAGATAAGGTAGATTCACTAAAATAATCATGTACATATTCTTTAGTATTACCTTTATAATAATCTAATGCTTTGTATCTACTATTCTTCCACTTGTTTTTTCTTTGTTGATTAATGTCCCATTTGCTCATTAAGACACTTAGTTCACCTACATTTGGTATTGACATATCTTGCTCCTATTATCTATCTTGTGTTCCTATTACTGGTTTAACTACTGGAAATTCCCAATCTACACCATATCCA